GTTGAACTTCATATCTAGCCAGTTGGTCTTGCCCGCTAGTGTTAAAATATTGGCAATTATAATACTCACGTTGAGTATCTACATCGGCTTCAAATTTTCTACTCATTCTATTATTAATAATAATATATATAAAAAAATAAAAAAATCTTATATTAGTAAATAAAATATTAGCGATTGACTCCTAACCAACTCATTAAAGAACCACCACTAAGTAGATGTTGTTTTAATCCTTTTCTATATTCTTCATTATCTGTATTTTTGAATACTTTTAATTTATTCAAATTTGTTATAAATCTCTTTTGTATTACATTATTAATATGTTTTGCCATAGACCCAGCAATTAGATGTTGCGGGTGTGATGATAGTGGTTTAAAACCTTTACCAGATGGTTGCTTACTTCTTAAATTTATTAAAAAATTCCTAGCTCTTGTTAGCGAACCTTTTCCAGTTTTTGCACTTTTAGGTAATGTTATATTATTATCTGTAGTGAATTTTTCTATTTGTCCCACGGTCATTTTATTTATTGTTGTAATACCCGGGAATACTATTTTAGGTTCTTCATCTTCATATTCACCTTCATCTTCGTCTTCTCCGGCTTTTGATAATTCAGCTTTAGTTTTGGCTACAACTTCTCTAGCGTCATCATCTGCGTCAGCTTCTTCACTACCGTCTTTTACTAATTGCTCTTTTAAACCTTTAACAATAGGTTCATCTTCGTCTTCAAGTATATCATCTGCATCTTCACGTGTTATATCTTCTACAGCTTCTTTTTTACCAGACTTATCAATAGCTTTTTCAACATTTTCTATAGTTTCCTCTCTATCAGCCTCTGCATCATCAGCTTCTTCAACTAGTATATCAGTTTTAGCGGGTTGGGATTCTTCAAATTCTAACTTATATTTTATTATAGCGTCTTGTATAGATAGCGCATCAACCGCATCAATATCTCCATATAATTTATCACTAACGTATTTTTTCATCTCTCTACTATCATATCTAGTCATATTGAGATAACGCTTTTTTTCTTTCTTAATCTCCTTATCTTGCAATACATCAGTAATCTCAGCTTTTTCTTCAGGTAGTTGGCTTACTATTTCTTGTAATACTTTTTTTCTGTCAACATCAGTTGATGATAAATATGTTTTTACAATAGTAGCTCTTTTTGATGTATCACGTGGCGTAGATTTTTGTAAATAACCTAATAAATATTTTTTTTCTTTTGGTTTTAATTTTCTATAATTTTCATCAAGCTCAAGTAGTTGCGCCGGTTTTAATTGTAATTGCAATAAATTTTTTACATCTGTTAGTGCTGGTGGTAAATCCTTTAATATTTCTAACTTTCTAGCTGTCTCGCCTTGAGTTATTAATAGTTGTCTAGTTTGTTCGTCAATACGTCTAGTTTGTTCGTCAATAAGTCTAGCCGTCTCAGCTTGGCTTGCTAGTAATTGCCTAGATGTTTCCAATTGTTCTTCGGTTTGCTCTGTTTCTTTTGCTTGTTTAGCTTCTTGCAACTTAGCTAAATATATTTCGGGTCTATCCTTATATTTCTCAAGTGATTTTTCTAATTTTTCTTGCTCTATTTGTTTCCCAATTAATTTATCGATATCTTTATTAATCCTTTCAATAGCGCTAGGTGGTGCGTTTTCTAGTTCTAAAGTGCGTTTTTGATATAATAAGTCATTTAATTTCTTATTTGGTGCTTGTGTCATTTCCTTAAAAGCTTTTCTGCCGGATTTCTTTATAGCATCACTTATAGCTAGCCTGGTAGGTGTGCTTTCATTATATTTGATTTTTCTTTTAGCTACTTCATCTTCCCTATTCTTTGCTGATTTATTAGCTAGTTGTTGAACCTTTTTCAAAGTATCAATAGGTCTTTTTCTATAATCTGCTTTATTTGATGCTTGTGTTAATAAGGTAATGTATTTATCCATTTTACTATTATAAAAGATTATATTTTTTATAAATTTTCATTATAATGATGATTTATATTTGAACCATCAAAACCCTTACCCTTAGCTAAAACATTTAATCTTGATGCTAAGTCTGTCGTAGCTCTAAAAATTTTTTGTGTAGTAGGTGATAAATCTCTTTGTAATCCTGTTATATCCTGCTCTATAAATTTTATAGCATCTGGATTCTCTTTTTGTAGTGGTGGATTAGCTAATACTAAAGATTTTATATACCTTTGGCAATTATTAGTCATTGCATCATACTTGAAGTAATCATCACCCATAAAAGCTTCACCATTAGATAGAAATTGTTTAAACGTAGTATTCCAATTACTTGGTAGAGACAATTCAAATTTTTGATAGCTAGGTTTTATAGTTGGATATTCGTGAATATTAATAACTTCATTTTTCTCTAGTAGTATAGGGATACCACCTTCAAGAGTTATTACCATCATTAAATGATATAAATCATCATATCCATATTTATTTTTTACTTTATTAAATTGTCCTAGAGATATTACATTAACTAGTGTATTTACGCTACCTGCTACTTTATCTCTATAAATACATATACCAGTTATTTTTTTATCACCATATCTTTCTATCAAAGAACGGTCGGCGGGTGGATAGTCGTTTCTACCAACTACAGTCCCAACAATTCTATCCTTCACATTAGTTGCTATACTACTTGCTAGATTCTTAGTTTTTTTAAATGCTTTTACTAGAAAATCACCTAGTCCGGCACCCTCGGCGGTATTAGCATATAATGCTTTAAGTTGGCTATTCGCTTTAGCTTTAGTTAAAGGCTTTTTAGAGTATTTTTTGCCAGTTTCTTGATTGACAACAAAATACCCTTGGTCGTGTTTTTCTACTTTATAAGGCATCTTAATATATGTATATAAAAAAATTTTTGTAAAAAATATATATTATTATTATAATAATGATTTCTTTTAAAAGTGGAACTAGACTAGCAGAGGTAGAATATAAGTCGAAAGGCAAAAAATCAAATAAAACAATATATATAAAAGATGATGAAGGTAAGCCTGAAGTATCTAATAAAAATAAAGATGAACTACTACCCAAAAGCTTTTATACATCTATTAAAAATCCATCAGCACACGGAATACTTTTATTGAAAAAAGCGTTAAGAGAATCAAGACCTGAATTAGTATCTAAGTATGAAAACCTAACAAATGCATATATTATGGGTATGGATTTACTTAAAGATTTAGATAAAAAATATTTTTCAGTATCAAAAGAAGAAGGTAAGATAATCCCTGTCCCTATGGAGGAATCATCACGTATTGGTGTGTTTGGTCCCAGTAATGTTGGAAAATCTACGTGGATTTCATCTTTTATTAAAAAATATATAGAGTTGTATCCCAAAAATCATATATATATATTTAGTCCTAAATTAGATGACCCAGCATTCAAAGGAATAAAAAATCTAGATTATATTAAATTAGACTCATCTGTTGTAGAAACACCTTTTGAAGTTGGTGAGTTTAGAAATTCAATATGCCTTTTTGATGATATAGAATCTATTACTGATAAAGCTATTAATATGGCAGTTAGACGGTTTAGAGACCAGTGTTATGAAATAGGACGCGCGCCTAGTAATATTACAACAATTGCAGTCCATCACGTGATTCTTGCTAATGAAAAGACAAAAATTATATTAAATGAAAGTGATGAAGTAGTGCTATTTCCAAAATCCAATTTTTCGGCTATTGAATCATTATGTCGTAGATATTATGGTATGACAAAAGATCAACTAAATTATATAAAGGATATACCATCTAGATGGGTTGTAGTTAAACGTAGCTATCCTACTACTATAATAAGTGAAAATGCTGTAAAAGTTCTTTAACTGACTATTTTTAAAATAGTATCTTTTTCTTGTTGATTATCTCTTAATGTGATAAATGTTAAAATACTTACTAGAAAATCAGGGTCGTTATTTTGATTCATCATTAATTTTTTGTATTGTTCTATATTTAAATATCTAAATCTCGCACGTATGCTAGAATGTTTTCCACAAGTATTTATACCATCTTTTAGCTTTTGGAATCTATAAGGGTTAAATATTACTTTATATCCTTCTTGTTTTGCTTGATTATAGAATCTCATAAGTAAGTTTTGTTGTGTTTCTGGGTCGCTTGAATATTTTAATTCAACATCTGGGCTGAATCCATAGGGGTCGAAATGTTCTATAGTATTAGTATCAGGGTGATATAATATACTTATCCAATGCCCGTTTGTAGATGATTTTACAGGAAATAATACTATGCAAGCATTATGTTGCCCTATTACACCCCTAATATGACTAAAATTTTTTAAATCGTGATAAAGATGAACCGGGCAATGTCCGTTTGTTGTAATCTCAACCTCTTGTCCGGTTAAATCTTGACTATATATTGTTTTTATTACTTTATCCATATTTAATATATAAAGATAAATAAAATTATTATATTGTTTTATTATAATAATAATCAATAATCAATAATTAAAGATGAGTTTATCGATATACAACTCAACAGTTGCACCGCTTAATTCAGGAGACGAGTTTATAGGGCAATTTTATGATAATATAATAGATTTTTGTGAAATAAATATATCTATATTTTGCGATACATCATACATATTGACATATTATTTTTCACAGGATAAAATAAACACTAGTTATACAACATCACAAAGCATACCCGCATCTGGCTTAACACAATTTTATAAAGTAGAGCCATTACAAAGGTATTTTAAGATTGGGATTGTGGCTAGTGGTGGGGATATGACAGTTTTAAACGTCCAAACAATATATAAAAGCAATATATCATTTATTAGTGGGAGT